GGAATACCTGACTTCGATTATTAAAGGAAGATACCAGACGGATGATGTTAGAATAATAGTTAGCTTCGAAGTGTCGTCTGATGATGAGGGGATAATGGTCTCTTTCTGTGGGGAGGAGGCTGAGACTAGACCCATATCGTGGAGGTTTTACAAGGACTGGCCCGTATTAAAGAACAGCATCGACAAATTATTTGGAGTCAGAACCAGTTTTGAGAAGACGACTTTCTCTATGACAGAAATGTTTGAGTTCAATTCAAAATTCTACATCGGGAACTCTGTTAGTAGCCCGTTGGTTAAATTTGTGGCAAGGTCGTGTGACGACAACCCGCAAGAAAGCTTGGGAAGGAGAGTTTCGTCAATGTATTCTCAATTGAGACAGCTGAGAGAGAATGGCGCATCAGGTGATTTATGCTCCTGGGTCTCAATGTGCCAAGGATTATCATTAATGATGAATTTTGGGTATCTGACAATGCCATGGATGAATATGGAAGTGATTAAAGACATATTTGAGTTTAAGGTGACTAGCTTGGGGTTTTACGGTGTGATGCCCCCAATATGTGCTGGATTGGTTGATGGGACTTATGTCAATTGGAGAGCCTCACACGATCCGTCTGCTAGAAGGCTATTGTATCATATAGCCGGTTATGGACTGCCTAATGACGAAGATGACTTGGAGAGCGCAATGTATAGCATATATCCAACGAAGAAATATCATGCATTGAAGTCTAGACTAGGATTATCAGGATTGAACAGGAGAGACTTAGTGGGCGATGCTGAATTTGAATCCCTCATGTCAAGATCTAGGGACAAATCCGATTCAATGATTAAAATGAAGTATCAAGTGCTGGACCCAACTCTCGCTGCTTCTTTGACTTGGCTCACTAGGACCGAAAGCATGAGGATGACTCCGTTCATCATGTATGCATCTATGTTTAAGACTAAGGAGGGCCACAAGAGGAGCATCATGAGATTGAAGGAGGCACTGATCGATTTGGAGGGAAACTATGATCAGAAGACCTTGTTCCCTATGTGGTTTCAATTTAAATTGCTGGATCACACCCTCAGTAGAGAGCTAATCAGTGCGAAGTTGAGTCAGAAGAAGAGATTGAGATATCAGTGGATATCGCCGGAGTACTCTGTCGGAGAGCACTTCAAATACATGAAAGCGGTCTTGAAGGAGATATGGTTTCTAAAGGTGCAAAAGAGCTTGTCGAGGGCACAGATACTGCATTACTGGTCCTCTATTAAAAGGGATGTGCCATTCATGAGGGAAAGTTTAAAGGACACATTGAGTGCCTCTCCTTTTTCGACTTATGCACAGTTACTTGGGTTCATTGAATCAACCAGCAAGTCACCATCCTCTTACAAACTATTAGCGAGGGGGGTTGTGAACAAGCTGGGTCAGAATTTAGAATCCCTAATGAGGCACAATATATCCTCATTCGCACATTATTCATTTAAAGACGAACCAGAATTAGGACCGGTGCTTGAGATGGATTTCAGAGATCACATGACAATCCCAAAGATATCATCAGCTTTGACTCAGTGGGCTCAGAAAGCTGAGGACAGGGTGAAAGCCTGGTATGAATTGGTAAGCCAATCAGAAGGTGATGAGAGACAAGCAATATATGATCTGATGATGGATGAGTTTAAGGATATTATGAGCAAGAGCCCTAGAGACTTAATCAATTTGTCCAGCACTGGATCATCTAGGTTAGATAGATTCTTGTTGAATTTCCGATTGATGTCAGGTGACATGGGACTGAGAGAATATTGCAATGAGTCCGAATCGTTTAGAGTGTGGATTATGCCAGACAAGTTTGAAGATGGTGAATACGATCAAACTGGGTCATACATCCAGAAGAAGGATGGGACCACGATTTATGCTCTTTATACCCCTAATGGATATCGAGTATCATATGAGGGAGAGGAGTACATGGCCAGAGAGATGATGAAAGGGCGAATAACGACGACAATAAGAAGAGGAGAGATTCCGATTGTCGACATGAGATCAGACAAAATGATATTCTACAGAGGCGGTCGCATTCTAAGATTGTTTAGTCTGGAAGCAGGTAAAT